GCCTATATAATGGGAGGGTTAAAAGTACCAGGCATGCCTAGTCCTTTATATCCAACAAGCGGAACAAAATTTCCATTTTCTAGCGAAACTACTTTAGCAGATGTAGGAACTTTAACAGATCAATATATAGGATATGCTGCATCTAATATGCAAGACTAAGGAGAAAAAATGAATAAAACTTGTACATCTTGTGGTCACGATTGTCATTGCAATTGGGATCAGTGTGATTGTGGTTGTGATACTTGTCAATGTGGAAGAACCTACTCAGACCCCTATAACGGATTACCAAGCGATGTTGAACCAGATACCGATTGAACACTACGTTAAAATGATAAAAGAACATGAAAAAAATCGTTTATCTTTTAACGAAAGAATGGAGTATTGGAGGAAATACCATGAAACAAGAAAAAATGATTCGATACATTCAGACGAGAATAGAACAGTTAAAAGAAGACATGGCTAAAGCCCATGACGAACACGATCAAAAATGGTATAATCGTTGTATTCAAGAACTAGAATGGGCTGTTCAAATGAGAGACAAACCAACTCATAACTGTTATATGACAGAAGATGACGGTGTTGGTTTTAGTATGAATAAGTATTAATATGTGCCCAGATTGTCCTCCTAATAAACTTTGTGGAATATGTGAAGAAAAAGCTTTAGCAGAGCGCACTAAATGGTGGCAAGATGGAAAGAAAAAATTACAGGAGAAATTAGAAGATGAATCTAGAACAACTAAGGAAAGAGTTAGAGATTGATGAAGGAATTAAACACGAAATTTATTTGGACCATCTCGGTTTACCTACTTTTGGTATTGGTCATCTTATTCGCGATACTGACCCCGAATATGGACAAGCCGTCGGCACAGCCGTCAATAACGATAGAGTCATTGAAGCCTTCGAACAGGATATCCAAACAGTCTTGCATGACTGCGACAAGCTATACCCAGAGTTTGCCGATTTGCCAGAAGAAGCTCAACTCATCATAGCTAATATGATGTTTAATTTAGGATACCCTCGTCTTTCTAAATTTAAAGGAATGAAGGCAGGTGTAGATTCTCGTGACTGGAATCGTGCAGCTGATGAAATGGTAGATTCTCGCTGGTATCGTCAGGTAACTAACAGGGCTGATCGTCTTGTTAATAGAATGAGAGCGCTAGCATGATAAGAGTTTATGCCCTAATTTTTGTTTTAGCTATTTTAGGAGGTGTTGGCTACGGAGCATTTTGGTACTATAATGATACTCAAGCCAGAATAGCACAGCTTCGTGAAAATTCTGCGAAATTAGAGGTTGCAAACCAAACTAAAGATGCTACAATAAAAGAGTTACAAGAAAATATTCAAAAACAATTAGAACTAACAAATGAATTAAATATTAAATTACAAAAGTCTGAGCAAGAAAACAGAAGAATTGCTGGACTATTGCAAGATACAGACGTAGTAGCAAACAGTGTTGCTGATCCTGTTGCTACTGAACAGGCTATAAATGAAGAAATTGATCTTATGTTTAGGAGCATTGAGTCTATTACTGATTCTCAGTAGTTGTACTCGCGCACCAGAAGAAAAAATAGTAACAGTTGATAAAGTTATAAAACCTACTATCGCTGTCGCTCCTATGCCAAGACCTCTTAAATTAAAAGAGGCAGATATACTAGTAGTAACTGAGACAAATTTTGATGAAGTCGTTCAAAAAATAAAAGGGCAAACCGGTGGTGTTTTTGTTTTGTATGCTCTAGATCCGCAATCTTTTGAAAATTTAGCTTTAAATTTTGAAGAACTAAAAAGATATATAGAACAACAAAAGGAGATTATTCTTTATTATGAAAAAGCTATAGAATAGCTTTAGACAGGATGGTGTAGGATGGTAGTTGCAGAAGCAATGGCAGGTATTGCTCTAGTGCAACAAGCAGTTAGCTTTATTAAAGGCAATATTGAAACCGCCAGAGATATTAGTGATTTAGCTAGCGGTATTGATGATTTATTTCGAGGCACTGACGAAGTAAATAAAAAAAGAAACAAAGCTGCTGGTGTTGGAATGGGTGATCAGTTTGGTATCAAATCAGTTGCTCAAGAAATCATAGACGCAAAACTTGCTCAAGAAAAAATGGATGAAATGCGACAATTAATTGATTTTCGTTTCGGACACGGAACATGGAAATCAATTGTTGACGAAAGAGCTAAACGAATACGAGAAGCAAAAGAAGCAGCTGAAGAAGCAAGAAAAGAAAAAATCAGAAAGCAAAAAGAACTAGAAGATGGGTTAAAAACTGCTGCTGGTATCTTGATAGGATCACTATTAATCATAGGTGCTTTTATAGGAGTTATCTGGATGATTATGAGCGGAGATGCTTCTCAGTAATGTTTGCTATTAGCTTAATTATAACAATTATAGGATTAATAGTATTATTGGTTTGGGCTGCTTGGATGGAAGATGTAATAATGAATGATGTTTATTATGAACCTTCTACAAGTATTGAAAATAAAACACAAGATATAAAAAATAGACTAGCAGTTTTATATGTAAAAATAGGGAGAGCTAAGTAATGTGGTTTTGGTTAATTTCTGCTATGGCTGGTTCGATCATTGGATCCGCAACAGATTCTTGGTTCCGAGATACTAAATTAGGAGTATGGTTTTATGCTAGAGTGGATTCGTTGTATACTTGGGCGTCAAAAAGATACGGACTCAAAATCCTCACAGATGAACAAAAGCGATTGGCAAAATTCCCCGAACTCTCCAAACGACTTAACAGTCTCGAAGCTCGTGTCAGACTACTCGAAGAATGGCAAAACCACAGACCTTCAAAAAATGGTTATCAGGACTCGATTTAATACTTGGGAGAAGGATGGTCGAGAAATAGATTTTTAGAAAGGATGAAAAATGGATTATAAAAAACTTCAACAAGGTTCTGAATATGAAAAATATGATGTTGATGGAGATGGCGTAGTAACAGATGAAGAGATGTCTCAGGCAGCACAATTAATGAGATTAGAAAACGAAGATAAAAAAGAAGATGCACAAAGAAACATGGCATGGTTTGCTTTGTTTGGTATGTTACTTTATCCATTTGCAGTAGTGTTGGCTAGCTTTATAGGACTAGACAAAGCTTCAGATATACTAGGAGATATGGCTCCTACCTATTTTGTTTCTGTTGCTGCTTTAGTAGCTGCCTACTATGGCAAAGAAGCTTATACTAAGGGTAAGTGATATGGATAATTTAGAACAAGCACTTTTTTGTTTTTTTTTATCTGAAATTGTATACAACAGACCTCCTACTAACATAGTTAAATTAATTAATCAACATAAATAAATTCCTAATTATGCGTTTGATTCTAAGGACGGAACTGAAGATATACTATTTACAATAGGAAATACTAAATATGTTGTTTTTAGAGGCACCGAGCCTAATCAAATGGAAGATATAAAAGCAGATTTAAAAGTTTGGAAAACTACTTCTGACACAGAAGGAAAAGTACATTCTGGTTTTAAAAATGCTTTAGACTTAGTTTGGAATAATATCAGCGGGTGGTTACAAAAACAAACCTCTGCTGGAAAAGTAATTTTTTGCGGTCACTCATTAGGAGGAGCACTAGCTACATTAGCTGCTTCAAGAGTTACTAATTCAGAAGCATACACTTTTGGTTCTCCTAAAGTGGGAAATAGAAAATGGTGCAGAAAACAAAAGTTTAATCACTATAGATTTGTTAACAACAACGATGTTGTTCCAAAAGTACCTTTTTTCTTGCTTGGTTATAAACATTATGGTAATCTATGTTATATAAATCATTATGGAAATATCAGAAAACCTACTTGGTGGCAAAGAACAAAAGACTCTTTTAGAGGAAGATGGGCAGCTATTAAGAAAAAACAATTTTTTGATGGTATATACGACCATAATATTAGCGGCTATAAGAAAAAAATAAATAATGTACTATGTGGCAACAGTAAAATGTCCTAGATGTGAACATAAACAAAATACTTTTGTAGGAAACGGTTCTTTTTTTCCTACTGTAAGTATAAACTGTGATAATTGCTCTATGCTATATGACCAGTCATCAGAGCTTTATCACATACCTTACAATTCTCTATTCAACAAAAGCAACAATCATCTTGCTATTTAGTCTCTTTTTTGTTATTATATAAAAAATTGAGGAGATTAACATGGCTAAAAAATCAAGCGGAAAACACTATCAGTCTAAAGGCGAACGCCCTATTGTTTCACGTAACCTCTTGAAACAGATTAGGGCTGATCGTTCTATTGGCTGGAAAATGGCTAATATTACTAAACATTGGGCAAAAGGAGAAAATCCTTGGATTACTATTGATAATCCTAATAAAGAACAAACTAATATGCGCCGTATCAAAGTGCGTACTAATGAAGTTTGGGGACCACCACGCCCTGCACAAATTAAAATGAGAAATGCATGAGCATAGATTATAAGTACGACGAGTCTGCTTTAATAGCAGAACTCGTCGAGTATATTGATTCTACTTATCAACAACACTATTCTCTGAATAAATTTCAAGCAACTGAGTTTATTATTGATGCAGGACTTGGAGAAGGGTTTTGTTTGGGTAATGTGATGAAATATGCTCA